AATTTTTGTAGATGCAAGTTTAGACGAAAAGCGTGGGGTTGCAGGAATCGGTTTGTTTGTGAAACGAGGTGCAAGCAGTCGGGCAATTTCAAACTGGTATAAAACAGATGACGTGAACGAAGCCGAGTTGTGGGGTATCTATCAAGCCTCCATATTAGGACACGGAAAAGACTGCACAATATACACCGACTCTATGACTGCTCTTGCTTATGTGAATCGTGAAGTCAAAGACAAGCCTAGAACAGTTGAGCAGTATTTCAGACATAAGAAAATGGAGTGGCTTGCTTGTCAAATAAGAAAATTAAAGCCAAAGGTTGAGTGGGTGCGTGGGCATTGTAAATTTTACCAAGAACTGCCAATAGGAAATAATGTAGCTGATATGATGGCGAAACTTGGAAGGTCGAAGTATTATGCGCAAGAAAAAACCGCTCGATAATCGGAGCGGTTTGCAGGTAACTTTTTTGGAGCTTCTTATGAATAAGAAAACACTAATAATATCTGTCAGCCGTTTTAGGAGAACTCGGAGCAAAACCTTGTTGTTCGACTGACGAGTATAGTATAGCCTAAAAAAATAATATGTCAACAAAAATGTTTCACGTGAAACAATCCTGTATAATATTTTATATAAAACAGAATTATTTTGCATCTGTTTTTTAGACTAGGCTTTCTTAATCCTAACTCCCAGCACGAATAAGTGCCACGACTAATGCCTATCATTTTGGCAAGTTGCCTTTGTGATAGATGGTGTTTGATTCTAAATTTTTTCATTTTCTTTTCTCCTCTTTTTTAGATTACAAAAAAATAAAAATATGTCAATAAAAAATAAAATAACTATTGACTTTTATTTTTTTATAGGTTATTATAAGAGGTATGAAAGGAGAATAAAGATGTCAAAAATAATCAAATACATTGCCTTAACACATACACCATCTACGCACGTTATATGTGTTCCGGCAAAAGTTGTCCAAGATATGGACATCTCCACAGACACTATTGTCCAAGTGGAGTATGATACTGAAACAAAAGAAATGAAACTAACTAAAGTCAAGGAGTAAAATTATGGAAGAAAACACTTTTTTTGATGACTATACAAAATTATTAACGAGTATAGACACCATTGCTAAAACTAAAGAGGGATACGGCTATACATACTTGGAATTGACACCGTTATTAGATGTGGTGATGCCAAAAATCCAAGAAAATAACTTTATTCTTATTCAAACAGTAAAAAAGAGCGACGGTGCATATATTAGAGATACGCACGATAAAGACGGCAGTAAACACATAGAAACACCTGCTTTTGTGCTACATTCTGAACTTATCCACAAGGGCGGACAAAAGATTGAGTGCGATATGCCGTTATATGTCGATGACATTGACCCGCAAGCAATCGGAAGTGCAGAAACATATATGAGAAGATACTCAATATATTGCTTGTTAAACATTAAAGTCAAGGATAATGACGGACTAGATGCTTCTACAAGAGGAAAGCAAAACAAAAAAGAGCAAGAAGAAAAACTGCCTTTACCCGAAGATATTAACGAGATTGCGAACTTTTTGATGCAACAAGAAAACCCAAAAATATATTATCGTGATATAAAGGCTCGTGAGGATATACCTTACGATTTGAAGAAAAAACTTAACAAAATTATGTATCCAGAGGGGTAAAAGATGAAAGTAGTAAAAAAAGATTATCCGTTTACAGTAATCACAGAGGATAAAATTAGCAAGGCTGGCAAAATGTATAAACAAATATCCATTGGTTTTACGAGTGTGAAAGATAAAAACGCACAGAACGTAACTGACCGCTATCATACGACTTGGATAAACTTTATTGATAGCACAGACTTGTTGAAGTTATCCACAATTTGTGAACATACTTATCAACAGATGAAAAATGAAAATCAGTAATAAAAAAGAATTGAATCCAGTATTTAGAGCGTTGTATGACCAAGCAATGCTCTTACTGGATTATGGCAAAGAAGTTGTGTTAGAATTGTCGGAGTTTAAGCCTAAGCGCACTAACGCACAAAATGAGTATTATTGGCAATTTAATAAATGGGTAGCTGATTTTTTAAATAGTAGCGGTTTATCATACGGAGAATTTGAGTTACCTTATAATAAGGATATAATCCACGATATACAAAAGAAGATTTTTGGTATAGAAACAACTAAAAAGATGACAATAGGAGAGTTTTGCGACTATATAACAAAGATAACAGTATTTTGGCAGGAGAGGACAAAAGGTAAATTTCAAGTGCCGGAACTGCCTTTAATTTATTTACAGAAAAAAGGTTATGATTTGGAGTATAATTTAAGATGATAAAAAAACTAACACCTTTACCCAAATTAGTAAAAAAGTTAGATGATTTATTTCAGATGTGCATCAGATACAGAGATGACTTTACTTGTATAACCTGCGGGCGGAAATTTCCACGAGGAGAACGAAAAGAGTGCCACGCAGGGCATTTTATTTCAAGGGGTATATATGCAACTCGCTGGGATGAGGAAAATGTTAATTGTCAATGTGCGGGATGCAATTTAAGACAGTCTATTGGAGATGTAGAAGTTATCCACAAATACGAAGTTGCTCTTGAATGGAAGTATGGCAAAGGAACAGTCAACAGATTATTTGAGAAGAAACACGCACCATTTAAGCTAACCAGAGCATACTTAGAGGACAATATAGAACTTTATACACAGGCTCTAAAAAAATATGTGGATAACTAATTTATTTTAATTGTTTTTTAATAATTCGCATCTATATTGATAGTTGCGGACAGTGAAATTTTGTATATGGGTGTAGTTTTATCTATATCTGTTCGCAAAGAAAAACCAAGCTAGGTTCTGCACCCACTTTTTTTTGAAAGACGAACAGATGAAGTTACCAAGCAGTAAAATTTATTGGGCAGATTTTTTATCATATTCTGCAATATTATCTGACAAAGAAATTTGCCAAGTTTTGAAGGTTATTGCCAAATTATCAATGAGTTACGAAAACCCACAGGATAACCTGCAGGATAACCCACAGGATAATAAACTAATACTAATACATAAACAAATAAATAAATTTAATAAAATACAATATGATTTTTTTATGTGTTTAAAAAAAGCACAAGACGAGAGTGCTAAAAGCTATCTTGCAAGCATAACAAATGGTAAACTTGGTGGCAGACCAAAAAACCAAACAATAACCAAACCAAAACCAAACAATAACCAAAACGAAACCAAACCAAAACCTAATGATAATGATAATGATAATGTAAATGTAAAAGATTTAATAGGTAAAAAAGTTTTAAATTTTGGTAAGTATAAAATCAATAATGAATTTAATATTTTAGAAGTTCCGGATGTAGAGATATATGTCAAAGAAGTCGGAGAGGCAATAGTTTTGGAAGTTGAGGCTTGGTTGAAGAAAAAGATGCTAGGTAAGTTGGTTGATAAGACTTTTATCTGCCAGCAGATACATAACTTTTCATTAAGAAACGGATTATTAGAGGGGGAGCTATGAAAACACAATTTATAGTAATGATTATGGAGATATGCGATAAATACAAGATTGACTTCTTGGATATATTCTCAGTAAGGAGAGGTAAGGCAATATCACAAGCAAGAAAGGTTATTTGCTGGTTATTGAGAAAAGAAGGACTTAGCCTTAAAGAAATAGGACTTTTTCTCAAAAAAGACCATTCAAGCGTATTACACGCAATAACGGCAATATCTGATGAAGACAAAAGTTATGCACAGGTTTTGTATAGAAAACATCACAAAAAAGAATCTTTAGAAAACCTAAAAAAAGAACAAGAATTATTAGAAAAAAAGTTACCAGAAATAACACGGTTGCTTAATGAGGGGAAAAACTTAAAAGAAATAGCAAAGATTCAAAATGATACTTATGACAATATCGACAAGCTGTTTTCTCTGTATATTTGCGAGAAAAAGATGCCCAATTATTCGACTTATTCACAAAAAAGTGAATATTTTTATAAAATAATTAAAAAAAACTATTGACAACTATTTTTTAAAGGTATAATATAAGGGTATAAGTTAAAAGAAAGGAGCAAAACAATGAGAACATATCTTGGAACTTTAGAAACTTTTAAAACTCTTCCTCAACATATAAAGAATGAGGTTTTTAGAAAGCTTGGTGGGTATTCTGAAGCAACCATTGATTATGGGTGTGCAACCTATTGGTTTGAAAAAGAAACTCTTAAAAAACAATATGCAAAAGAAATTGAGAGAGAAGAAAAAAGATATGACAATGAGTGTGAAAACGCTAATTGGAATGATTTATGTGATTAAAACAAGAAAAAGAAAGGAGCAAAACAATGAATAACAATTACGAAAATTTTCTACACAAAGCCGCAGACAATGTATGGACTTGGTGGGAAGAAAACAAGTTTGAAGACGAAGGACTTGGAGAAATAAACAAAGCAAGCCAATTTTCAGATTGGGTAGATGGTGTTGATGATGAAGATTTAGCATCTATCGGCGGAGTTATCTTTGAAAGCGCAAGTCAATTAAGAGCAACAATTAACAAAGGTATTAACAAATACTTTGACGGGGTAAACAACGAATTATGGGAGAATTTATAATGATAAGAGCATTTTTGGTAACATTCTTTTTAGGTTTTTTAATGATATACATTGCGCATAATACATACCAAACAAGCCAGTCAATGGCAAGATGTGAGCAAATTGTAGCACAAATTCACCAACACGCAGAAAACCTGAATAGCTTATAGGAGATGAAAATGTTTAATGAAGATGATTTTTTTAATTTAAGTAAAGAAGAATATTGCCAAAAATATAATATTCTCTCCGAAGAATACGATATGTTACAAAAAGATTTTCAGGAGATGTGAAATGGAACAGCAAAATTGGGAACTTATGGGCAAAGTCTATAAAGAGCAAGTAGAATCTTTGAGAGCAGAACTTGCCAAGAAAGAAAAAGAAATCCAACACTTGCACGAACTTTTAGACCTTCAAGAAAAGGAGAAGACCAATGACAAACAATGCGCCTGATTATACCGATAACCTCGCCTTTCCACCGCAAGGCGATTGGAGCGATACACAACCTAAGAACAACACCGATAGAACACAATCAAGTTGTGATATGGTTGATAAAATAGAAAAGTTGAGCAAACAGTTGGAGATAGCGGTTAAGTGCTTAAAAAACTATAAATCAGGCACAACGGACAAATGGTTTGCAGAAGTCGCACTTGAACAAATAGAGGAGTTAGAGAAATGACAGCATCTATATTTATGATTTTGTTTACAGTATTTGTTTGTATTTTCAGCGCACATAGGTTGAGAAAACAAATAGAGAGAAGAATAGAGAGCGACTTCTTAAAAAACGCTCGGCAAGACGTTTCAATGTTTGAGGAATACTCCGAGGCAGAGAAACAAAAAACATCACAAAAACTTAAAAAACTTAAAGAATTGAAAGGAAGATACGATGATTAAAGAAGTAAGTATGGTTATAACAGGGATTATCCTTGTAATTGTAATTTTTTGCTCGTCAATGATTTTTGAAACCAACACTTTTGGCAACTATCAAGTTAAGCAAGCAGCAGGGACAGGTAATATCACAGTCCGTAATGATGCAGGTTTATACTTGCAAATGTTCGGAAGTATAACCACATATCCAGTATCAGAAGATATTGACTTTGAGGACAATAATCTCAAAGTAAGATTCAATGATGGTTCTATCGCAGGAGTAAAAGGAACAGTAAAATTTAAACTACCAACAAACCCTGAACAACAAAAAGAACTTCACAGAGATTATGCTAACTATCAAAATGTTGCTCGTGATTTGATAGTCCGCAATGTGGCAGAGGCTTTGGCAAATACTGCTACATATATGGTCGCAGAAGATTCCTATGCCGCAGGGCGTGCAGAGTTTTCTGATATGGCAATGCAACAACTTAAAGAGGGTATTTTTAAGACAAGCACAAAAACTGTTGAAGTCGTAGATACTGACGGCACAAAGTTCAAGAAAAAAGAAATCAGAGTAGTCTATGATGAAAACGGCAATCCTGTTATTCAAAAGAAATCGTTGCTTAAACACTACGGCATTGAAATTTTGCAATTTGTTGTAAATGACTTTGAATATGATGATAAAATCAATGAGTTAATTGCTCGTAAGAAAGATGCCGAACAAAATAAGGTTGTCGCTCAAGCTAACGCAGAGAAAGCTAAACAAGATGCTATCACAGCGGAAGAACAAGGAAAAGCAAGAATTGCAGAGGCAAAGGCAAACGCAGAAGTTCAAAAAGCAACCGAAGTTACCGAAGCCGAAAAACGTTCTGAGATTGCAAGAATTAAAGCAGAGCAAGAAAAAGAAGTTGCAAGACTTGCAAGCGAACAAGCCAAGTTCGAAGCTGAGAAAATAAAAGCTCAAGGTGAGGCAGAGGCTTATGCGGCAAAGAAAAAGGTTGAGGCAGGTCTTACACCGCTTGAAAAAGCCAATATTGAAAAAGAAACCAAAATAGGAATTGCAAAGGCTTTGGCAAGTGTAAAATTCCCAGACAGAATGGTTGTAGCGGGTGGCAATGGACAATCAGCAATCAATCCTTTTGATGCTGTTGGTTTACAATCTTTGTATGATTTATCTGATAAAATGGCGAAATAACACAGGGGAGATTTACTTCTCCCCTTTATATAGGATATTAAAGAAATGACACAACGTATATTTGATATTGAAAACGAAAAAGATATGCAGGATTTATGGGATATATTGCCTGATGAGGCATACAGTATAAAAAAATCTATGGGTTGCCAAATTTGGAGAAGAAAAGGAGAGGATGCTGGATATTATTTTGATTTTGTAAACATCAACTGGCACGATAAAACAGAAATCACACGACCGATACAGGAAGCCACAGAAGCGGATATTGGGAAGTTGTGCAAGTTTTGGGATTTTGATGATGGCGAAAGAAAATATGGTATTTTGAGAGATATTTCATCTACCGACAAATATCAAATGTATAGCAGAGATGGTTATTTTAACCATTGTCGCCGTTTAACCAAACAAGAGATTGAGGAGTTATGCTGATGAGTAAAGATACACCGGAAGTCGGAGATGTGTGGTTATGTGAAGGTGGATTCAAAGCCTATATTTGCAATATCGAAAATGGTTACATACATTGTTTTACCTTTTTTAGAGAAGGAGAGAATAATTGTTATGAAGCAGTATTAAACAAAAAACTATTTCTGAAATACCACACCTATCTCGGCAAGAGTAAAGCCAACATAGATGACTTATTTAAGACGGAGAATGAAGAATGAAAACAACAATATTAAGCCTTTTAATAGTAACAGCTTTTACCTGTCAGAGTATAAAGACATCAGCTTTTTCTGGCTTTGATGTTATAATAAGATGTGAAAATGACGAAGTTATATGTTATTTCGCGAAAAGGTGGAATGCTGGTGGAATGTCTTGTAAATTCAAAGACCAAAGTGCTAACGCCAGCAAAAAGGTAGGTGAAAAATGATTAGCATACAAGACATTATACCATTTATGAAAGACGGCTGGGTTGCTATGGATGAAGACGGAGAGTGGTATTGGATTGATAAAAAACCGGTAATGGATAAAGATTTATTAGAATGGATACCATATGGTGAAAGTTTTTGGTGTTGTATAAGTAAAGTTTTTGACATCGCTCCTGCTGATGATTGGACTAAATCTTTAATAAAGGTAGGTGGAAAATGACACTTGAAAAACTCATAGAACATTTGAAAAAAGGTAATTTACAAGCAAAAGTTTTGATTGAAACATCAACAGGTGAAGTAGAGCTTCTGGACAATATAGAGCACCATAAACACTATACAACGCTTTATTGTAGACACGATTTTTGTGATGTTGTTGGCGATTGTTATGAATTAGAGCAAAATGAGGAGCAAAAAGATGACTGATATTAAATACACAACTGAAGATATTGATAGAATTTTCGAAGAAAGAGTTGATTATACAACAAGAAAAGCGGAATTAAAACGAGGTCTTATTATGGAATGGGTTTTTAAATACCCTAACGGCAAAAGATGTGCCTTTATAGAAGCATCTTTTCCAGTAAATCCAACTAATTTTAGTGTATCCATAGGGGAACAAGTCTGCATCAGTAAAATCAAAAACAAGCTTTGGGAAATATGCGGACAATACTCAATCATAACAGGGGAAAAGTTATGACTAACTTAACCGATAAATGGAAAAAAGGCGAACTGCCTAGTGGGTGGTATTATGTAAGATTGATAAGGGGAGAATACCGAATAGACTTGTATATTAACGGCAAAAACGAATGGATTGATTGTCCCGATAATATAATTGACACCGTTGTTTGCGAAGTGCCGTCTTATGATGAATACCAAAAGCTTCTTTCCGACCAGTTGGCAAAGAACGAAGCCGTTGAGATTAACGCTGAACTTGAAGCGGAAAACACCAAACTCAAAACCGAAAACAAGTGGTATTCTGAACAGCTTAACGAGGCTGTGAAAGAAGTTGCAAAGCTCAAAGAAGATTATAACCGTATGGGGAAATTACTTCGAAAAATGGAAGAAAGTGATAATGCAAGGGAAAAGTTTCAAAACGAACAAATAGAAAAGCTCAAAGAACTGTTGAAAGAGTGCAGATTTTTGTTAGGCAAGACACCTTATGAAAATATGTCGCAGTATCTTACCTTTAATGATGTAATGAATAGAATAGACCAAGTATTAGGAGATAAGACAGATGATTGATAGAATAATAAAGACATTAGTGGTTATTTGTTATATGCCGTATATGTTATCTATTGTGCTAATAACGCCTATTTTAGCGTTTATCTATCCTGAAAAAATAGTGTTACAAAAAGGGCATCATTTAAAAGAAATTAAATATGGTGATGAAAATGATTGAGTATGACATCGTGCGTGATTATAACATTAATTTGTTTATAGAAAAAGTGAACGAAAAATTGCAACAAGGTTGGAAATTACAAGGTGGTGTTTGTAAAAGTTGGCATGAGCCTTTTTTACAAGCTATTTACAAAGAGGTGAAAGAATGATTAGACGTATATTATGTTGGTTAGGGTTTCACGAATATACATTTATGGAAACCCCGTTTGGTGAAAGACATTATTGTATTCACTGCGGATATTGGGAAGAAGAAAAAGAATGGAAAGAATATTGCAAGGAGAAGAATAGATGATTGAACGGATAGGAAAATGTTTACTAACACTTGTAGTAATCCCTTTTATTTTATGTTGTCTTTGTTTTGTTGTATTGGTTGTTTTGTTATTACCTATAATCGTATTAATAAGACCTGATATTGTTAAAATAAACTGGAGACAGAATAGATGATTGATTTAGAAAAAATGGCAAAAGAACACGAGAAGCTATTTCCAAAAGCAACACTTGAGAGCCAAGTATGGAAATTAGAGGAAGAAATAAAAGAGTTTTGGGACGCTCCGAAAATGAATAAAATAAATGAATTGGCTGATATCGTTATCGTGCTTGGTGGACTTTATAGATGGTGTCCGATTGTAGCGTTTGAGTTTTATGAAGGGTTGACTTGTATGGATTATAACTGGTCGCTTGTTGAAGAAGAAGTTGAAAGCAAGTGGCAGATTAACCTAAAAAGAAAATGGGAATGGAACGGCAAAACTTATCATCATATAGAGGAGAAAAACGATGAAAACACAAATAATTAAGATATTAGAGCATCTTAAAAGAAGAAAATCAATTACAAGTTGGGAAGCAATCCAACTATATAGAGCGACAAGGTTGAGTGCAATTATCTATACATTAAGGAAACGAGGCTATAATATCCAAAGCTACACAGAATATAACGAAACGACAGGCACGCACTTTGCTAGATATGTCCTTTTAGGTGCAAATAACGCATAACATATTGACTTTTATTTTATTTTGAGTTATTTTATAAGAGAGGTAAAAATGTTAGGAAATACAGTATATTTTTTGAATTTTAAGGATAAGACAGTAGGAGAAGGGGTAGTTATAGAATCTCATATCTCAACTGGTGGTTATGAATCTTATATTATTCAAACTGACAACGGCGATGTGCAAATGGAAAGTGTGCTTTGCTATAAGAGTAAGCAGAAAGCAGAGCAAGCACTTATTGCCAAGCAACCGCTATCCGATAGAATGAACAAGGTAGCCAAAGAAGCGACTTGTAAAATCGACAGGATGCGTATTAGATTATTAGGAAAACCGAAACTTAAATATTTAGCGAGGAAATAACTATGGAAATTAAAAACGAACTTAAAGCAATCGAGGATGTTAGAAATGCTATAAAAAGAGGTTATGGCTTTGAGCAGATGAAAGCTAAACTTGACTTGTCCGAAGATGAAATTGTTATGCTTGGCTCAAAACATCCCGACTTTCTGAACGAAATAAACAAACGCTATAAAAAGAACTTTTCAGCAAAACAAGAAAAACCTAGCAAAAACAAAGAACTAAATGGGGACAGCGTAGAGTCTATAAGAGAAACAGCCAAAAGGCTAGGTATTAAGAACTGGCACAATAAGTCTGAGGCTAAACTGCTTGAAGAAATAACATTGCTTAACGCAGAGTAGAGGGAAACTAGACGATGCCATCATCTGATACATATTTTCAAAAGGGTAGAGAAAAGACTGGTGGAAGGAAAGCAGGGACTCCTAACAAGAACACCAAAGAATATACCGAAGCTGTAATGGCTTGTGCCAATGACCCTAAGTATATTGAGAAGATGAAAAAAGAACGACCGGACATATTTGTCCGTATGATAGCATCTGTATTGCCAAAGAACGTGAATATTGGCGGACAAGAGGGCAATGCACTTGAAATCCGTATAAGAGGTTACAAGGGCGATGATAATTGATTTGCCTATGCTGAAATTAAGACCATATCAAAGTGCCATTTGGGATAAGCTGGCAGATGATGACATTAAACGAGCCTTTATTCTAATGCATAGACGAGCCGGCAAAGATATATTCTGTTTACAATGGCTATTTGCGAAGGCAATTATTGAAGTTGGCAACTATTGGTATTTACTGCCACAGCAAAACCAAGTAAGGCGAGCAATTTGGGAAGGTATTACATCAACTGGGGTGAAATACCTTTCTTTGATTCCCGAAGAACTGGTAGAGAAGAAATCAGAGCAAGAGATGAAACTTTACCTAAAAAATGGTAGTATAATATCTTTTTTAGGTGGCGATAGATACGATACTTTAGTTGGTGCGGGTATTAAAGGATGTGTTGTGTCGGAGTATGCTTTACAGCATCCTAACTTATATGACTTGGTAATTGAGCCTATGCTCCGAGAGTCAAAAGGATGGTGCTTATTTAATACAACTCCTAGAGGACATAACCACGCAGAGGAAATGTATAACTTCTTAACTGACGAAATGAACGCAGGCAGAAAAGCCTTTACTTGTAAGCTAACAGTTGACGATACTGGTGGAGTTGTTACTCAAGAGGATTTAGACGAAGAGCGCAGACGTGGCAAGCCTGAAGAACTGATACAACAAGAGTATTATTGTTTTAAGCCAGATACAACTGTTACAACACAGAGAGGACAAGTAAAGATTTGTGATGTCCAAACATCTGACTTTGTATTGACTCACGCAAACAGAATGAGAAAAGTATTAGGGGTTATTTCGCACTACCACAAGGGAGATATGATAAGAATAAAGACTTATGGTAATGGAAAGGACATTGTTTGCACTCCTAACCATCCTATAAGAGTCCACAATAAAAATTCTCAAAAATACGAGTGGAAAAGAGCCGATGAGATAACAGTTCAAGATAGGATAACATATCCAAGACGGCAGAGTGGCAAGAGAGAGATTTCAGAGAAATTTGCTAGACTCATAGCTTGGTTTATTGCAGAGGGTAGTTTATCTAAGAACGCTGTCCAATTTACATTAAACAGCAATGAGGGCAAATATCACAAAGAGATTATGGATTGTGCGTTTGAAATGGGATACGAAGTCCATAAAAAGATATACAATAACACTTGTCAGATATATATATACTCAACAGAGTTAGCTGACAAGCTGTCTGTCCTTTGTGGAAGCGGAGCATTATATAAACATATACCTTTTGAAGTTATAAAAGGATGGGAGCAAGAAGTATATGATTGCCTTATAAATGGAGATGGGTGTATCACAAGCGAAGATAAATGGTCATACTCTACAGTATCAGAAAGTCTTGCTTATGATATGCAACAGCTTGCGATAATGCTTGGATTAAAAGCAAGTATTACTAAATCAAAAGGGAATTGTTTAATTCAAGGCAGAGAAGTTAATGCTCACGATAGATATAATATTCAAATATCAAGATATGATAGATATGCACCAGTCAATCACAACGCAGTAGCAAAATACTGTATGCACTCCGAGATAAGGAGTATAACAAGAGAATATTACGAAGGCGAAGTATATAATCTATCGGTGCAATATGATGAAAGCTATGTGGCAGATGGCAGGGTTGTTCATAATTGTTCATTTGCTGGTGCAATCTATGGTGCGTATTATGCAGACTTGTTGGATAGGCATTGCCCAATGGGAGATTATCCTTATGATTCTCGCTTTCCGGTGCATACTATGTGGGACTTGGGTGTAAGCGATAGTATGGCAATATGGTGGGTGCAATTCATAGAGGGGACAATCCACGTTATAGACTATTACGAGAATCACACATACGGACTAGGGCATTATGCCGATATTGTATTGAGCAAGAAGTATAAATACGCAGGGCATCATCTACCGCACGATGGCACACACAGACAACTAACGACTGACGAAAAAGCCTTGAGTATAGAAAATCAACTGATGCGGTTAGGACTAGAGAATATTGACATAATACCTAGAACGGCAAATGTCTATGGAGATATACAAGCGGTAAGAGGTTTATTGCCTATATGTAGATTTGATAACAAGTGCAAGGTTGGGTATAATGCCTTGCGAGATTATCGCAGAGAGTATGACGAGAAGAACAGATGCTTTAAGGAAACACCATTGCACGACTACACATCGCACGGTGCGGATGCGTTTCGTATTCTGCCATACATTCATAACAAGTCAACAAAACAAGTAAATTACAAAGCGAGGGTAGCCTATGGTGGCGGTTGGTAGAGCGGTAGAGTTAGGAAAGATGGTAAATGCCGAGTATGGGTTATCTGATAGAGATAGTTATACAGAGGATTTTATCCGCAGGCTATACCCAATATCGGTAGCGATAGAAGACGAAAACGGCTATTTGTGGTATATGATAGTTGAAGATGACTGGGGTTATAAGTGTATGTCGGTATTGAGTTATTATATATTTCCCGAAAAGAGAACGGCGGTAAATTTCCTAAAATTGCAGAGAAAAATAGAAACTATTGCAAAATATGAAAAAGTGAAATATATTGAACAGGGAAGTCATTTGAATCCTAAAGTAAATGACATTTTGGCAAAGATGGGGTATAAACAAGCGGTATTAAGAAAGGATATATAAATGGGAAGTAGTGTAAATAAAGTTGTCGGCACAGTAGTTGGCGGTGTTACTGGTGGCTTGTTAGGTAGTGTATTCGATGATTCACATTCTGCCAAGCACGCACAACGCAGAGCGCAACAACAACAGAGTGCAATCTTAAAAGAGCAACAAAAGATTCTCGAACAACAACAAGCAGATGCTCTGGCTAAAAGAAAAGAGCAGATTGACCAACAGCGTGAGCAGATTATCGGTGGCAATTATTCAACAAACAGAACATCAACAACAGGGTTAGCTGGTGGTATAAGGGGAAAATTAGGATGATTGAAGCAGAGAAACTAATCAAGAGGTATGAGAAAGCCAAGCCTGCAAGAGATAACTTTAACAACCTCTATAAAAAAGTTTATGCCTATATTCTACCTGACAGATATACTCAAGTTGAGGATAAAATGGAAGGGCAGAACAATCGCATTGATTTGTATTCTTCGGTGGCTGAACAAGCGGCAGACCACTTTGTGCAAAGGGTGCAGTCGTTACTAACTCCAGTCAATCAAGATTGGATAGGCTTTGAAGCTGGATTTGCTTATACAGCTGGCAATAATGACCCAGTAGAGGTTAATAAAAACCTTGAGCAAGTGGCTCATATTTGTAATGTGTTTAAGGATGTGTCAAACTTTGATAGCGAGATAACATCTTTTTATTATGACTTGATACCGGGAACTGCTTACTTATTTGTTAGCGAGGGCGAGCCTGATAATCCTTTGGTATTTAAGACAATACCATTTAAACAAATGGTAATAGAGGAAGGTGTTGACGGTGCGCCTGACCACTATTATCGTGAATTTAAGATGAAGAACGAACTTGTCAAAGAGCAATGGAAAGATGCCAAGTTTGAGTATGAAGAACAAAAAGCGCAAGACGAAGTAGAACTCTTAGAGGTAACTTATAGAGATGGCGCAAAATGGGTTTATTGTGTAATTGACAAAGAGCATAAAAAGGTAATTGTTGAAAAACTGTTTAAGACTTCTCCGTTTATCTGCTTAAGGTGGACAAAATCATCAAATGAGGTTTACGGCAGAGGTGTAGGCTTAAAGGCTTTATCTGATATTAGAACGCTGAACAAGATAAAAGAATACTCTTTGAGAGCATTAGGCTTTACAATACCAGTATTTACAGCATCAACTGATGGTGGATATAATGTAGATAACTTTGTATTTGCTCCTGGTGCAATCAATCCTGTGCCAAGCAATATGTCAACCAATCCGACAATACAGCAATTAGCGGTAAGTCAACAGCCTGATTTACAGCAATATAACGCAACCGAATTGGAGATGGACATTAAAAAGGCAATGTTTGACACAACAATACCAAATGACCCATCAAAGATGACGGCAACGGAGATTAACCGCAGGGCGGGAGAGTTAGCTGAACAGTTAAACAACTCTTTTGGTAGATTGGTAAACGAGTTTTTATATCCGTTAATTCGCAGAATTGTTGAAGTATTGCAAAACTTTGGGTATATTGACCCTGATTTAGAGTTGACAAGATTCAATGGCTTTGGGTTTAAGATTAAAGTAAATACAGCTTTGGTAACAAAACAGCATAGCCAAGACCTAGAGGAGATTATTAACTTCTTGCAAGTCGGAGCGGCTTTTGACCCGACAATGCAATATATATCAAAAGTAGTTAAGATGGATGAACTGGCGGTTGAGATTGCAAAACTTTCAGGTGTGCCGTATGACAAGATACGCACAGCTGATGAGATAGCAGAAATGCAAGAACAAGAGGCACAAGCTATGGCAATGCAACAACAGCAAGCGATGAACGACCAAGTGGCTATGAGTAACGCAATTGAGCAAGGAAAGGCTGATGCAAAACGAAATATGTGATATGTATTATAGGACTTTTTCGACAGATGCAGGGAAAAGAGTATTGGAAGACTTGGAACGGCATTGTCAATTCACGCCTAACACAACTGATTCAAATGATGTATTTCTTCGGTTAGGCAAAATAGAGTTATTGAAATACATCAAACGAATGATAGAAAGGAATAAATAATGGCAGAAGAAACCTTGACAAGTGATATTGAAGAAACCACTTCGACAGAGCCGGAAGTAGAAACTCCGACAATACCCGAAGGTTTTGACGATACCTTGTATGATGTAGAAACGCAATCTTTGAAACTGGATGCTGTAAGGGACAAGTTCACAGCAAAGGACAAAGAGATTGAGTCTTATAAGAAACAGGCTTTAGACTTGCGGAGAAAGCTATCAAAAGGTGTTGAAACTCCTGATAGTGTGGACAAATACGAATATACTCCCGATGCGAAGTATGATGCTTATGTCTTAAATGAGGATTCGGCAGAGGGCAAGCATATTAAGGAAACTTTGGATGATTTGAGCAAGTTTGCTTTGAAAAACGGACTATCTTTAGAGGCAAGCAAAAACCTTAAAACTCTAGCTTTGGAGTATATGGAGAAAGTTCATATCCTAGATACTCGCTCCGATGAAGAAAAGAAAGCAGAGCGCAAGCAGTATTTAGAAGAACAACGCAAGATACTTGGCGACAACGCAGAGAAAATTATTAAAGAAAATTTTGATTTTTATTCTGCTCGTGGACCGTTTACGCAAGATGAGCGAAACTTCTTAAAGTCGGCAATAGGGGAATCTGCTATTGCAAACAATATTCTTCGCAAGATGCGTGAGTTTATGAATACTGGTATGACATACGATATACCAGCAAACACAAATTACAATGCAGATATTGACTCCTTGCGTAAAGAATACCTTGACGACAAGACCTCTGATAAGCGTAGAGAACAAATACTCTACCAAGCCGCAGAGGAAGGTTGGAAAATAATTGAATAAAAAAAGAGCCACTTCTTATGAGGTGGCTTTTTTATTATGTATTGACAACAAAAAATAATTGATTATATTATTATTAGGTTTGGATAAAACCTCTTTTTCAGGGCTTTAATGGATTATCCATCCCCATATTGAAAAGAGCCTTATTTTTGAAAATCCTGCAATTTAGTTTAACTTTAAATGAGGATTTTAAAAAATGTCTAGAAATATTAGTGATGTTTTTCAGCTGGCTTATGATGCTGAAGTAAAACGTGCTTATGGGCAAAAACGTTTGCTCGCTGGCACAACTCGTGAAAAAACAGTAGAAGATGCAAAATCTGTATATTTCCGCAAAAAAGGTAAAGGAATGGCTACATTACACCAGCCGGGAACTGATGTAACCGCTATGAATGTAGATTATTCTCAAGTTCTTTGCGAATTGCAAGATTATGAAGCATTTGACTATGTAGATAAGTTCGATGTTAAAAAGATTAACTTCTCCGAAATTAGAGAATTGGCAGAAGTTGCATCTGATGCATTGGGACTTCGTATGGACCAGATTCTTATCGATGCGATTGCCGCTGGATATGATTCTACCAATATGAAAGTCGGCACAACTAACACCGCATTGTCTTTGGCGACTTTGCGTGCCGCTGTAACTTTGTTGAACAAGAACGGCGTGCCAAATTCTGACAGAACTTTCATTCACTCTGCTCAACAATTAGATGACTTGTTGAACACAACTCAAGTAACTTCTTCTGATTACAACTCTGTAAAGACTTTGGTAAACGGAGAAGTAAATTCATTCTTGGGTTTGAAGTTCATTATGATTGCTGAAAATCGTGATGAAGGTGGCTTGCCAGTAGCATCTACCGATGTAACAGGCTTTGTATATCACAAAGATGCAGTTGGTTTTGCTATTGGACAGAATATCGAAACTGAAATGTCTTGGGAAGCTACAAAACGTGCTTGGCTCGTAGGTGGCGACTTCTCGGCAGGTGCAGTTGTCATTGATGACAAAGGCATTGTTGGTGTATTGTCTAAGAAATAGGAGATTGAACAATGGCTTTCAAAGAACAAAACTTATCTTGCGTTTCAAATAACCAAAAAACTGGTGTAGTGCCAGCAGTATGGGTATATTGGAACGAGGCAAGCGATACCGTAACAACCGCTGGATATATTCCTGCAAAATATGGTATGAGTGCAAAAGACCAAGTATTAGTAATTGCCGCCGCTGGTGGTAGCAATACTTGGTATCACGCAACAGTTAGCTCAGGTGTAATTACACTTGCGGCTAACTCTTAATTGCCTAACCGAAGGGGGAGAGGCAACTCTCCCCTAACTTGAGAGGAAGAGATGACAAAAGACGATATAAAATATTTAGTATTGAATAGCTTGGGTTATGTAGAAAGACCTGATTTTTTGCAATCTGATGATAATGCGGTGAGAATGGTAAACGACCAATACGAGCATTATCTGTCTTTGTGTATCTCGATGAATAAGTGGAACTTTTTCACGACACAAGTCGAGTTGACTCGTGAGGATAATGTAGGAAAGTTTAAGTATAAATATGAATTGCCAAATGATGTTGAATTGATAAACAATGTTTATACAAACGAAAAATACACAAGACCAATGGCAAGATATGAAATGTATGGCGGTTATATTTATACTGATTCTGATAAATGCTTTATTGATTATAGACGAAAAGTATGTGAGGGTGCGCTTGCTCCATACTTTATTGAATATTTTAGGCTGTATATGGCTTATGGATTATGCCAAAACATAACAGGCGACAGAGATTTAGAACAGTCTTTATTAGGCAAGGCTCAATATGCCTTTGAACAGGCGAAGGCATTAGACAATTTACAAAAGCCAGTAAAGATTTTAGATAGTGGTGTATTTGCTGATGTGAGGAACTTTTAATGGCTCATTCAATACAGAAAAGAGTAAAGTTTAGCAAAGGACAGATTGCTCCTGAACTGGTAGAGAGAACAGATTTAGAGTTATATGACAGTTCTGCACAAGAAATAACAAACTTGACATCTACAATATACGGCGGTGTGAGAACACGCAGAGGGACAAAATACTGCTCAAAGATTTATAGCGGTGCAGGAGTTACAGGCACAGTAACAAGCACAATGGGGGGCAATGCATCGGCATTGCAGGACTTGACCGAAACCTATGTAACAAGCAATATTGGCACAAGCACAAAACTGTTTGAAATAGATTACGGCTCAGAATTAACAAACACGGATGCTATTATTGCAAAGATAAGGATGAGCGATACACACTATTTTGCATCCGGCAATCAGACATTTACAATATTAACAAAAGGAAATTATAGATTAAGGCTTGTCGGTGGCGGCGGCGGGGCAGCAGGTGGCACTTATGGTAGCGGACACAAAACAACAGGTGGCAACGGCGGAAGTGGCTCTGTATTTGATGCAATCATAGAGTTAGATGCAGGTTCATATACAATAAATGTAGGTAGTGGCGGAAGTGGTGGTGCATCTGGTAACTCAACAGGCGCAAAAGGCGGAGATGGCACAGCTACGACATTAAAGAGAAACAGCGACAACAAAACAATTATCACTTGCGGTGGCGGTAAGGGCGGACTTGGCAGAGGGACAGGCGGTCCGGCAGACGGAGCGGGTGGTGTTGTTACTCATTCAGTCAAGATAATAAAAACATATACAGTAAGCAATGGCTCATCTGGTGGTGTTGGCTGGTTTGGCGGAAACGGAGCGAGTGGTAAAGGCGCATATAAACTCGCAGGTGGTGCAGGAACAAATGGTTATGCTCGAGTAGGAGCGGCATTTGAAGAAGTCAAAATATCTGTATCGACAGACGGCAATAACTGGACAGTAGCGCAATCGCCGAAAGTAGGCGAGAATCCAGTCGATGTGTTTTTAAGACCGAGCAGTTTTAGATATATCAAAGCCGAGATTGTAAGAAATACAAATTTTTCAAGTATAACAGGCACAATGAGCATTGACTATGTGCGAGGTTCTACGGATGTGGCATCTGACAATGTAAAGATGATACCATTTGTTTTCAACAATGAACAATCGTATATCATTATATTAGCAAACGGAAAGATAAGCATTTATTATCAAGGTGATTTAGTGCAAGAACTTTCTGCAATAGCAATACAAGAAGAATTTATAAAAGACATAAAATATGCGGTAAAAGATGACACAATTATCTTAACTCATAAGGATATGAAACCGCAACAAATACAGAGGACAAACGCAGGCTTTGTGTTGAGCGATTTTCCTTATACTAATATACCGTTTTATGCTTTTAATGGAGAAACAAGCACATCAAAGAGTGTGAGCATAACTCCATCTGATACAGAGGGTTCGGTAAAGATAACTGCGGCAAGTTCGGTATTTAGTGCATCGGATGTAGGACAGTTTATAGACGGAAACGGCGGCAGGGTAAGAATAACCGAATATACATCTGGCACAGTAGTCAAAGGTGTTACAGTTATACCTTTCTATACTACCGATGCAATAGCAAGCTGGAAACTTATAAGTGGATATGAGGCGGTTTGGAGTGCGACAAGAGGTTATCCGAGAACTTGCTTATTTGCACAGCAGAGATTGTGGTTTGGTGGCTCAAGAGATTTACCGACTCATTTGTGGGCATCAAGAATTAACGACTACAACAACTTTAAGAACGCAGGAAACTATGCAAATGATGCTATTGATGTAGAGTTGCTAACAAACAATCCTATTCTAAACATAATTGAGCAAAGAGGAATACATATATTCACAGCAGGCGAGGAATACACAGCGGCGGAAACTTCGCTAACTCCTAATGATATATCAATAAAGTGTAATACCAAAAATGGCAGTTTGGGTATAACTCCAGTAGTGGTAAATGGTGTTGTAATGTTTGTGGAGAAAAACGGAAAGAGTCTGTTAGGATATGTATATAATTATGAACAAGCATCTTTTGTATGCGACAATATGAGTTTGTTAAGCAACTTGATTGACTATCCTGTAAGTATGAGTTCGGAGATTAACTCGAGCAGAGAAAGAGGCGATTTCCTTTATATGGTGCAAGAAAAAGGCAATATGCTGGTTGCTTGTGTTGCTATAAGTGAAAACATATTTTCAATAGCGAATTTTGTAACAGACGGACATATAAAGGATGTATGTTGCTTGCCCGACCAAACATATTTGGTTGTAACACGAAACGGCGTAAATTTCCTAGAGCAGTTGGTAGATGAAAGAACGGATATGGTTCAAGAAGGTTTTGTTGACGGCGACACAATACCAAATATGGAGATTTACAAAGGCAAGAGGGTTGCGGTATATGATGATGAGGATTTAGAGATATGCTATGTAGATGATGACGAAATAAACCTATCAAAAGACTACCACAAAGAAATGAAAGTCGGCATATTGTTTGATTATAGGCTTGAGTCTAATCCAATAGCAATCAACAACAAAACGATGACTTGCAAGAAAAGAATATCAAAAGCAACAGTATATTGCAAGGACACGGAAAGGCTAGAATTTAACGGACAAAAGAAAAAGAATCAGGATGTATATGAGTTTTATGCTTGCACATCCTATAAGGATGATGTAAGGTTTGTAATAGAAGGTGAGTATTTTCCTGTTCATATAATATCGGTAACACTAAACTTGAATTTCGAGGGGTAAAATGGCAGATGATTTAATTACACTTGCAAAACAGAAATACGACCAAGCAGGAGTTTATGGCGATGTTTCTTATATGAGCGGACTTGCTGGCACATTTACACAAATGATGGGCGGCATCCTTGATTATTCAGCATTAAAACAGGACTTGAAAAACTATAACTTGCATATAAAAGGCACAGAATTAGGTATGCAAAGTGTAGAATTACAAGCTACACAAATAGCTAACAAGTTAAGACAGCAGTATATAGAGCAAGCTGGCAACTATGCTTATAATGCGGCAAGACGAGGAGTTGCCGTATCAAGTGGTAGTGTTCAATCAGGCTTGAGAAGAACAGCCGAAGATATGGGCAAGGATGTCCAAAACATCCAAAGAAACGCAGAGATTGAAAAGAAGAATCTCCAAATGCAAAAAGTGGCTTTGCAAGCAGAAAAGAAGATTAAGAAATACCAAGCAAGAGGAAACCTAGCAATGTCCATACTGGGAGCGCAAGAACAATTACTAGAGAAAACGGCATCGGCAGTAGCAGGTGCAGGGGGTGCATAATGGCAAGAGTAGGAAATATCCCAACAGTAAGTGCATACAAAGGCAATGTAGGGCAAAGGCTTATGCAAATAGGCGATACTTTAGAAGGCATATCGCAAGGCTTTGAAAAAAAACAGCAAACAGAACTTGCAGAAGCTAAAAAGCTATATACGCAAGGTTTGAATATTGGACTTTATAACAGTATTAACGAGTTGAGAAACGACCCGAATTTGTCTGCTAATCCGCAAGGCTTGGCAAGTGCTATGGACAAGGTGCTTGAAAAGACATTGGCTGATGTAACAGATGATGATGTCAAAATGAATGTGATGGTTGACTATCAATTAAAAAAAGGCACTTATGTCAACCAAGCACAAACAGAGTTTAACAGAGTGCAGAGAGCCAAAGCCAAAAGCTATGCTTATGATTCTGTATATGCAAATATTGATTCTATGGGCGCAAGTTTTGCAAATGCCTTAACTGGTAACTCAACAAATGATGACATTGCAAACTATCAACACTCGTTAAATGCTATTAAGAACAACATAAACGCAAAGAATCCTGACGGAACTTATATCTTTACTGATACACAGCGCAGGGCAATGATGAAAGATGCAAAAAGCTCTTATATGAATGGATTTAAGGCTGTTTATGAGCAATTAGACGACAAACAAAAAGAGGATATAGCAAAATCTATTGATGATGATTCTTTTGAATTGGTAAAAGTAGGAAGTGAAGAAAAGCCGGAAGAAACCCAAAGCATTAAACTCAAAGATATTGTAGGAGAAGATGCCTATAAGGATATAAAAAAATATACCATAGAGCAACGAAAAAAAGATGCAAAGGCAAAGCTAGATGAAATAAAGCTAATGAGAGATGAGGCTCTTATAGAAACTATAAGGACAAAATCAGTAGAATCTTTGAATAAATACAAAGAATATTCAAATTTAGCAAAAGGCGATTTGGAAACATTGCAGAATTATGTGGAATCATCTCCAAACTATGAAGCCACCACGACTTATGAAGGAGTTAAAGATGCTACAAAAGCAATAAATGAGTATATGGAGAAAGATTTCAACAATGACGAGGAAATGCTTAAATCTTTTATTGCAATGGCTGACAAGATAGACAGAACTCAACAAGCCGGAATATTGACAGAAGATAAGAAAAAAATACTTATCGATGGCGCAACAGAAACATTAGCAGATAAAGAACTAAAAAAAATATTCCAAAATTCTGTATCTAGTATAAATGAGGTTATGGAGTGGAATACAAAACAGCTTTCCGGTTATGAACTAGGAAAATATAAATACGAACACGGCAATCAGATGGGCGGACAGCGAAGATATGGATTTTTCGCATTTAATAAAAATATTCCTGCAATAAAAAATAAAATGGCAGATGGTTTGCAAGCACAAATGGGGTATATTATGAAAGGTGATTTAGAATCTGCCGAAAAGGTAAAAAGAGAAACCAAAAAAGAAGTTTTGGAGATAATGTATCCTGAAATAAAAGGTAAAAATGTAGGAGACACCATTGTTGTAAATGGTAAGGTTTACAAAATAATGTCTTTAGACGATAATGTAGCTTTGGGAAGCAAATAAAATGATTGATATTGAAGAAAAAGAGCCAAAAGTTTTTGACAATGAGCCAGAAGAAATAACAATAGAAGATGCTAAAAACTTTTTTAATGCAAGATACGCGTTAGGTGAAAGGCGTTATGATTTAGGAGCAGATGCAAAAATAGAAGCTGGCGTAAAAGGATTTATTGGCTCTCTGAACAAACTACCTAGCCAGTTAAGAATGGCGGGCGGACAAGCTATGTTTGCACAGGGCGAAAAGATATTAGAACAAGAAGGATATTGGCAAGGTATAAGAGAAAGAGTATTACCTAAAGGAGATAGGATTTTCAACGGCAATTTAGGCGTAAAAGTAGGCGAGAAACTTAAAGAATCCGGCAAATATAACATAATGACTGCCAACAGAAATATAGAAACGCTTAACCGTGAAATCCAAAATAATATGCCTAATTTATCTGAAGAGGATAGAAACAGTTGGACAATGATGATTGCCGAGCAAGGGTTAGATTATGGTGTAATGCTTGGACTGTCATATATAAATCCTGCACTTGGTATGGGATATATGGGTGCTAAAATATTCGGACAAGAAACCGAAGAAGGCGCAGAGGCATATAAAAGAAAGTATGGCACAATAGAAGGATTTGAAAATTTATCCGGCGAAGAATTGACTTTGAATGTCGCAAATACTGCTGTTCAAGAGGTAATAGAAAAAGCGTTTGGTGCGCCAGCACAAATAAAACGCTTTAAGACTATGAAAGACTTTGGCAAGGCATTTTTGACAGGCTTTGGTGAGGAGTTTATAACGGAAAACCTGCAAAATGTATCTGATGCAGTATTCGACCACATAGGCAAAAGACTTGACGAAGACGAAACATTATTAACTCAAATAATGGACAATTTCAAAGGCACGCTTGTTGCGGGTATGTTTGGTGGAACAGCTGGCACAGCGTTTGCAATACATAACAGAGCGCAAGGGATAAATAACTTTGAAAAACTTTTAGATAATAGCGATGTTGCCCCAGAGGATAGAAACGCATTGGCTACTGATTTGTATGAGTCTGGTGTAAACAATTTGCAAAGCATCGTAACAAAAGAACTTGAACTTAACTCACAGTTAAGAGCAAAGCACGGCGATGTATATAACAATATGAAAAAACAGATTGAGCGACAAGTAAGAGCATCTGGTGCTTTTCAAGGTAAATCAGAGCCTGAAGTTGCGCAGTATCTAGAAGGGACAGCAAAACAATTTGCCGATAATGTATTGGCAGAGGCGCAGTTACGCAATACCTTAATTGATGATGTCGTCAATTCAAACGACATTGTATTTGAAAAAGGGAGATTAAGACTTGCACCTAAAATTATAGCAAGGAAACAAAGAGCATACAATCCTGAAAGAATGAGTTTATTGACATATCTTAAATATAGAGGTGGTTTGAAAGATGTTGGCGGTGAACTTATAGCAATGGATGCGGGAAAGCAGTTTATAGGCTTGCTAAATAATAAGAGCGGTAGAAGTTTAGACGATGCCGCACGTGATGCTTGGGAAAGCGGATATTTTCCACAATTTCCTGAAAGACCGACAGTAAACGATTTGTTAGATGCAATAAATGATAGTTTAGCTGGTAAAAAAATATATAGAGAAACATATAGACAAGAAAAAGAAGAACAAGAATATAAGGCAAGACTGGTAGATGCAGATGCTCAACTAGATGACTTTTTATCTGGCTTTTTCACACCAGAAGAACTTAATTCTATGTCGCAAGACTCCAAACTTAGGCTTTATAGCGAATACGTAGAACAAACAAACGCAATAACAGAAGAAGAATTTATACAGCAGGAGTTTGATGCCTTAACTGAAGATGAGCAAGAACGTTATTCTGTAATGCGTGAAAACGAAGCCACACACGAAGAGGCAATGAATGAAATAAGAGCAAGGCGAAACGTGGGCGACCTGTCTGACTTGTATCAAGAATCTATGGATGTTGCCGAAGAAAACGCAAGACTAGACGATATTTATCCTGCATACGAGGGCGATACTATCACTATCAACGGACAAGAGAAAACTGTTTATAACTCAAACGGAGATAGAATAGCCAAGTCAAAAGAGGCTTTAGAGAACTTCTATAGTTGGTTTGGTGATAGTAAGGTGGTTGATGAACAGGGCAGACCGCTTGTTGTATATCACGGTACAAAAGCTATGAAATGGGGTAAGCCTTTACCGGAGTTTAGTATTTTTTCAAGAGCAGGCTCTCGTGCTTATCAAAATAGAGTAGGTTTTTTCTTTGGTGAAACTGATAGTTTTGCTCGTGCTTTTGGCGATAGAATAATGCCGGTATATCTAAATCTTCAAAATCCTAAGATATTTAAAAAAGGTACTCCGACAAATGAAGAATTATCACTTGAGCAAAAAGAGGTTGATACAGCTAAAAGTGATGATACAAAATATATTGCTCAAAAAATCTTGAATAACAGCAAAAAATATATAGATGCCTACGATAAATTTATAATGGATATGTACCATAAATCAGGGCTAATACCATATCAAAACAGTATGTATGGTGATTTTAATGATGCGATGCAGTTAGGCAGAGATGAGGCTTACGATATTGCAGATACTTATAGAGAAGAATTGCAAAAAGATGGTTATGATGGTGTAATAATAGTAGATACAAAAGTAGACGCTAACTCAAACAATGGCAAGCCTAATACTCAGTATGTAGCCTTTAATCCTAATCAAATAAAATCCACCTCTAACAGAGGCACATACTCAGAGAGTGAGAATATTTATTATCAATCAGCTTTTGCCGGCTCTCGTGTAGATTATGACAGACCATCGTTAGAGGCTATCGGTAGTGGCGAGGGTGCGCAGGTTCACGGTTGGGGCTTGTATTATGCTTTGAATAGAGATGTAGCAGAGGATTACAGAGAAAGTTTTGTTTCTGATAGATGGAAAATCAACTGGGATATTAAAGGCAAGCCGCTAAGTGCTTTTTTGGGAGAACTATATAATGACAGAATAGATACAATAACAAAAAAAGTCCATTCTCCGAATAAAAAAGCGTTAAAGGAAAATCTTATATCTGTTTTAGAGGATGAGGCTAAACAATACAGAGAAGATTACAAAAAAGGGCATAAGTCGCTTTTTGATGAAGATGCAAAGCCGTATCATAATCCTAAAGATTTAGAACTTGCCGAACTAGCAGAGAAGAAAATAGACGAGTTAAAAAAACTCTCAACGAAGGATATTGCAGAACAAAAAGGTCAAGTCCACGAAGTAGATATACCTGAAAATCCGTATTTGTTGGATGAGCAAAAGCCGTTTAGCGAACAATCGGATATTGTCAAGAAAGGTATAATTGATACACTCAACTCTATGAACTTAACAGAAAAACAAAAAGAGAAATTTAGAAACAATATAGAAAACAGGCGAGATACAGGTAAGGAAATATACGAGGAGCTTGTTGTAGCTATGGGAACAAGCAGGGGAGATGGTTTAATATCATCATCTAAAGAAAATATGCCACTTGTATCAAAAGCGTTATCAGAAAACGGAGTTAAAGGTATAACCTATTTTGGCAGACAAGACGGTAGATGCTTTGTAATATTTAATCCTGAAGATGTAAAAGTAATACAGAAGTTTTATCAAGGCAAGAAGGGAAAAATCAAAGGTGCTTTTGACAAGCTCACAAAATCCATTAGGATAACAAAGGATGCAGACTTCTCTACATATCAGCACGAGTTTGCACACTTTTGGTTGGATAACATTTGGGACTATGTAAACAGCGGAAAGGCAAGCGAGGACTATGTAAAACGCTTTGATGAAATTAAGAAGTGGCTAGGTGTAAAACAGAATCAAGACTATTTTACCAGAGAACAGCACGAGAAGTTTGCCAGAGGTTATGAGAAGTTTTTATATGAGGGAAAGGCAGTTAATCCGATTATTGCAAGCGCATTTGATGACTACGAGAAGTTTATTCGTGAAGTCTATGACGATATAACAGAAATTGACGTAAGAGCGGGCAAAGAATATGAGCCTTTGAGTCGTGAGGCATATAACTTCTTTAACTCTATGGTATCGGGAGAACTGACTCCGCCTGCTAACTTGCCAGACGAAACAATAGAGCAGGCTAGAGAAACAGTAGCAAAGAGCGAAACAGATGCAGAAGAAGTTGTTGCTGAGGAAACAAAGACACTAGAGGAAAACAGAGCAAACTATAAGCTAGAGCCAGTTAAGACCGACACAAAGACAAGTTATTTGACTGCTTATGAAAAAATGACAGGCGAAAAGGTTGAGGCAGGAGTTGCTGAACTTGCCAAGGAAATGGCAAAAGCAAACGAGTTTGTAGCAAACAACCTTGAACTTGCCGAAAAGATAGTAAACGGCGAAGCACCAGCACCGGAAAATATGCTTAAAAACACGATATATTTGGCATATCAAGAGATGCAGAAAAAACTTGGCAATACTGAAAAGAGAGCAAATGCATTGCTGAATCAAGCACAAGAATTAAGAGCATACGGACAAGAAATTGCATCACAAAAGCTGGCTTATGCAGACCAAAGCACGCCGTTATATTGGTTAAGTAGAGTTATGTCGGCAAGGGCAGAATCTATCGCCGAAGGCAATAAGATGACCGCATCAGAATTGCAAGATTATATTAACAAAGAGATAAGACCAGCAATAGGAGATGAAAAAGCGGTAGAGAATGTTGTTAAGACTTTGGCAGAGAATCTTGGCATAAGAGAGTTATACCAAACAGAAAAAGTCGATTTTGGCACAAAAGATGGTGTATATAAGTATGTAGCATCAAAACTTGGTATAATACCGACACAAGAACAAACAGCCGAGATTATAAAGCGAGCCGATGATATGCTTAACAATCTGAAAAACGCACAAACAAATGGCAATCCAACAGTTGATTATTTTGTAAAATACAAGGATTTGGAGAACTATGCAAACAGCATTGCACCATCAAACAGTTTGCGAGTCTTGGTATCAGTTGTTGGTAAAGGCAACTTGTTAGCCAGCTTTAAGTCGCCGACAACAAACATTGTGGCAAATATGCCAGTTGCGGGTTTGCAAGCCGCTTTGAGAAGGCAAAAACTTGGTGTAACAAAATCCATTGTTGATGCAGAATTGATAAAACAAAACAAAAAACAATCTTGGGAGATTTACAGAAAAACAGGTTATACACTTAATAATATGACAGATGTATCTCCAAAAGGTATGACTTTGGGCGAGAGAATAACACAATCGCAAGGCGAGGGCGCAATACGCAAGCTAGGCAGAATTTATGAGAATGTTATTTATAAATGGTCATTAGGTGCGCCTGACTTGCTGTTTAAGGACTTTGCTTTTAATGATTATGTTTCACTTGCGGCAACAAAAGAATCTGGTGGAGATGTAGCAAAGGCAAATGAGATTTACAAAGATGCAATAAGGATTATGCCAAAAACAGAACTAGGACAAGAAATAAGACAAGCGGCAATCGAGGATTCATTGATTGCAACATATCAGAACAACGGCAAAATATCTGAAGCCGCATTAAAGATAAGAAAATCACTTGATTTTGGTGTAGGATTTGGCGAATTTATTGCTCCATTCGTTAAAACTCCTGCAAATGTAGTTGGTATGAGTTTAGATACAGCTTTTGGCGGAGTTAGAGCATTAACAAGCGAAATAATAAGAGATGTCAAAGCTGGCAAGGTATTAACTCCAAAATCCGAAAATGTCCGCCTTATTGCTCAAAACGGATTAGGTTTATTGGTGGCATCTTTGTTGTTAGGTGCTATTGATGATGATAATTATATGCCAAGCTATTCTTTAGCAACAAATAGAGATAAACAGATTGCAAAAGAGTTGAATATACCATTTAATGCAATAAGAATAGGCAATACTTGGTTTAGTATGGATTATTTAGGACCGTTAGCAAGTCCGCTAATGGGTTTATTGCAAGCACGCAGAGAAAACGGCATAATCAACTCTGTAATGGGTTATGTAAAATCTGGTGCAATACAAACACTTTCTATTCCGGCATTTGGCAATGTTGGAGATTTGAACGAAAAGATTTCAAACATTGTGAGAAAAGATGGTGTTGATGCTTTGGAAAATGTAGCATCGCAAGCAATAGAGGCAACAGTAGCAAGAGCAGTCCCATCTATCGTATCTGATATAAGCAAAATGCTTGATGAAAACGACAGAGAAGCAAAGACATTAAAAGAAAAACTACAAGCCAAAACTCCTTTGCTAAGAGAAGAATTGCCAGAAAGATACAATGTAACAACTGGTAAAGCTATGCCGAGAGCAGAAAATACAGTTAAGAGATTGTTGATTGACTTGTTCGCTGGTGCGAGAGTGAAAGAGCAAGTAGTCAACGATATGGCTGACGAATTGTTTAGGCTTAATACAAAAGGATATGGCGCAAGCCTAACAGATGTAACAAGGAGTGGCTTGCTATCCAAAGTTGACTCCGAGAAAAAAGCCTTAATTAAGAAAGATTTTGCACAAATGTATTCTAAAGGTGTTAAAGAACTTATAAATACATATAGATACAAAAAAGCAGATGATGAGGACAAGAAAGATATGATTGACTCTTTGAGAAGAAAATACGTAAAAGAGTTAAAGAATAAATACTTGAAAAAGGCAAAACGTTAATGTATATTTAATTTGAGGTGAGAGATGCAACACATAACAATTCATAATAAATACAATCCGACATTTGAGTTACAGAACTGCGATGGCTCGGCAATGGACTTATCAGAGATTACAGCTAAGTTTATTCTCAAAAAGAATAAGACGGATGCAGATACGCAAGCGTTGCTTGTGGGAGAATACCAAAACTCCGACACAAATATACTCAATTTTGAGTTTTCGGCATTAGATACGGCTATGTTGCCCGAAGGTTCAGCAATAGGTGCATTAAAATTATATCGCTCAAACAACAAAGATGAGGAAGTTTGGAGCGATGAATACACAATAGAAAGAGGTGTTTTCGATGAGTAACATAAGAGTAAGATTAAGACCACAGCAAGGTATAAAGGTTGGCAACAGTAACAAGTATTTGTTTGACCCCGATTTAATTTTAGATGCTATCGATACATCGAAAGACTGGGCAACAAAAACAGATGGTTTGGTAGATGAAGAAGATTATTCATCAAAGGCTTGGGCAATAGGTGGCACAGGCACAACAGAAAACAACTCGAAATATTGGGCAGAGCAATCTGCTGATAGTGCAAGTGCGGCATCTACATCAGAAAATAACGCAAGCAGTTCTGCGACAAATGCAGGAGCATCGGCGACAATAGCCACTACACAAGCAGGAATAGCGACAACAAAAGCAACTGATGCGGCAAATAGCGCAACGACAGCTACAACGCAGGCAGGAATAGCAACAACACAAGCAGGCATAGCTAGTGCAAAAGCAGGAGAAGCCACAACATCTGCGGCTAACGCTAGCAATAGTGCAACAAGTGCATATAATAGTGCAACAGCGGCGGCAAGTAGTGCGGTAAATGCTGGTAATTCTGCAAATATTGCCGGAACACACGCAACAAATGCCGAAATATGGGCAGAGGGGACAGATGCTCAAGTGGCTGGACTAGGTGGCGAGAAGTCATCTAAAGGCTGGGCGCAAAAAGCAAAAGAATGGGTGGAAAGCATTGGAACTGTATTGCACTATAAAGGGAGTGTAGCAACTTATGCTGATTTGCCAACGACAGGGCAAGAAATAGGCGATATGTATAATGTATTGGCTGATGGTTCAAATTATGCTTGGGATGGTTCTGATTGGGATGATTTAAGCGGTATTGTGGATTTATCTGCATATAGGACAGCGGCTGAACAAGACATAATAGATGCAACTTTTGCTACTCCTTCTGATATAGGCGATGCGACAATCACAATCACGCAAGGCGGGGTTACTAAAGGAACATTTACTGCTAATGCTAGTTCTGATGTTACGATTGAGTTAGATGCAGGCGGCGGTGGCAGTGCGACTTGGGGTTCTATCGGTGGAACTTTGAGCAACCAAACAGACTTGCAAAATGCACTTGATGCAAAAGCAAATTCGGCAAGCCTTGCAACTGTTGCGACTTCGGGAAGTTATAACGACCTTTTAAACAAGCCGACAATACCGACAGTTAATAATGCGACTTTGACAATTCAAAAGAACGGCACAACAGTCAATACGTTTACAGCAAACGCAAGTTCTAATGTTACGGCAAACATAACAGTTCCGACTAACACAAACGAACTGACAAATGGTGCAGGGTTTATAACAGGCATTAACTCATCTGACGTAACGGCTGCTTTAGGTTATACACCTGCTAATGATAGCAATGTTGTTAAGACAAGTGGAGCGCAGACCATTGCTGGAGTTAAGACATTTACGGATTCTATTAAAGAACAACTAACAACTTCCAATACAAGCGCACAATATCCTAAACCATATCAGATAAAAGATACAAGTTTGGATTTAACTGTAAATCCATCTTATCTAAAATCTTATGATTTTATAGTGTTTGATAAAAATAATTATGAAGGTTGTAATCTTAATCTTAGGTATTTAACAAATGGTGCAGCTACGGCACAAATTACTGCTAAAACCAGAAACAACGATAATAGTGGATATATACAGGGAAGTATAGGGGTTACTGTAAATAAAGACGGAACTATGAGTACTTTCGCTCCGACTCCTGCAACGTCTGATAACTCAACTAAAATTGCAACTACTGCTTTTGTTAATAACTGGGTAACGGCGAATACATCAGAAGTTGCAGTTGTTGTTGAATCAGAGGAGAGCGGTTATCACGGGTGGCGTATTTGGTCTAATGGCTGGGTTGAACAATGGGGAGCAACAACTGTTACAGCGGCAAACGCTTGGCAAGATGTTACTTTGGATAAGCCTTATGCCTCTAATGTTTATCAAGTTGTAGCTTGCACATCAGGAACAAATACCTCTATTGGATTATGCAAAGTTAGAGATTATTCTCAGAATACGACAACAAAATTCGGTCTTTGTGTAAATGCGGCAAATACAGTTGTTCGCTGGTATGCTTGGGGACAGGGGGCATAGATGAGAATATTCAAGATAAACAACGAGTATAGGATATTGACAGGTAACAAAGCCTTTGCCAATTTCTATACTCTAACTATCAACCCCACGCCAGCAGATGCAAATGTTACCTTTGATAAAGGCACTGTATCAGGAAACACTTGCACGGTCATAGAAGGCAGTAGTGTAACTGTTACAGTAAGCAAAAACGGATATGATGACAAGGTGCAGACTTTTATTGTTACCAGCAACAGAACAGAGAATATAGAGCTGAGTCAAGGTATTCAAATGTATGGGTATAAATATACCAGCGGTGGTAACACAGCTTACGGTTATATGATGGGTGGTATAAGTACAAGTTATTATTTCAGGTATTGCGGAACAGCTCCAAACGGTTTGTTTGAGATACAAGAAATTACAGGCGCATTAGGAGCATCCGGAAGTAAAGTAAAAGCTGGAGGCACTACAGGTACTTACACCCGAACAATAACTATTAGTGGTATTCGTTTATATTGTTATGGATATAGTTTTTTAGGTAATACTTACGAACACGGTGTTTTAGAAAATTCAGTAGTAGGCAATAAATGTGTCGGATTATATTTTACAATCCCAACCTCCGCAAATAGTTCACAAGTTAATTGGGATGGTATTATTTACAATAGAGAATCATCTTTAGATTTTATGTTTACAGGAGAATAGACAATGTATGAAAATTGGAAACTATTAAAAACAGACTACAAAGAACACTCGGCAGAATATACGGAAGTCGCTAAATGGTGCAATGAAAACGGATATTTTATTGATGATGACGGCGAGTATTACAAAGTTGTTAAAGACGAGCCAAGCCAAGAGGATTTGAGAAACTCTGAAATTGCCGAACTCAAAGCATATCTTGAAAGCACGGATTATATTTCAAACAAGCTGATTGAGGCTATTGATGATGCCGAACTTCAAGATTTGAAAGAGAAGTATGCAGATGTTTTGGCACGGCGGAGAGAGGCAAGGGCAAGGATTAACGAATTGGAGAAATAATATGGGCAAAGAAAATTTTGCAATGCAGTTGGTAGAAAAGCAACTCCGTAGAGATGAGTATAAGTTTTATGCGGTGGTTGTTTTATTTTTAGTTTTTATGTTTTTTTCGTATTTATATCCAAGTGATTCTTCTACGAACACAAAACAAGAAGTTTTAGCAAATGATAATGTAAATGTAACAAGTGAGGTAAATAATGATAGTGAGGCAGACAGTAAACGTAAGGATTAGGTCAAAAGGGAAATCTCCAAGACCGCCGAGAATAGCACGCAACACAAGACCATCAAGAAAGAAATGAGTGCTTTCAAAATAGAGTTTATTAAAGATTTTTTAGAAGAATATCCTAACAAGGATGTTCTAAAAGGCTTTATACAAACATTGCCTTTATCTGCACAAGAGAAAAGACTTCTGACAATTCGGTATTGTCGGGAAGAAATTACAGTTATGAAAGTTGTTGCTTATGAAATGGGTGTATCTGAAAGATACGCAAAGGCACTTCACAAAGAGATTATTCAAAAATCACTACCTTTTATAAACTTGTTTTTTATCAAGGCTTTAGAAACAACACAATCTAAAGACAAATAGTTCACTTATAGAAATCCTAAATTCTGATAAAGTAAGTTCAAGCGTGAGGCGTTTTGAACTGCTTGCCTTATGCAAAAACTACGGCGACCCGCTCCGTGTGCTATCAACGCAATACATTGGGCGGTAGCCGCAAAGCAGAAAGGAGAAACAATGAACTATCCCTATTTTAATCCATATCAACGGACAGATTTTCAACCAATTCAAAATATGAATATTCAGCCACAAGCAAGTTGTTACTTCGTCAAGTCGCCTAATGACTTGAACGGAATTAACGTTATGCCAAATACATTTTATCTTGGAATTAACACCGATGCAAACGAGATATATTTAAGAAGAATGAATAATGATGGCTTGGTGGATATAAAGACATACTCTTTACATTCAGAAAAGAAAGAGAAGAACGATTTTCAAGCACTATTAGACCGCTTGGATAGCATAGAAAAGAAATTATCGAAAGGAATAGACAATGAACAATCTATTCGGACAGATAATGAATAATTTTTTGGCTGGTAAATTTCAGCCACAAATGCAGATGTTTAATCAAATGATGAATGGAAAAACACCTGAACAACAAATGCAGACAATTCTTAATATGGCAAAGTCAAAAGGTATTGACATAAACCAAAAGATGTTCTCCGAAAGCGATTTACGAAACTTCGGATTGATGACTCCCCGCAAGGGTTGATTGTTTTAACTTAATTAGGAGAAATTAAAATGGCTGGTGAAAACGGTTATAGTTTAGCAGACATTGCCGCCGCTATGGGTGGTAATGGTGGCTTTGGTGGTGGAATGGGTGGCTCTTGGCTTGCTATCCTGTTCTTAATCATTTTGTTTGGTGGCAATGGCGGTTGGGGAAACAACTCTTTCGCTAATGCTATCGGATATGAAAACTTGGCTACATCTAACGAAGTTCAAAGAGGTTTTGACAATCAGAACTCTCTAGCAAATCAACGTGAAATTCTTTCCGCAACAAACCAAGTATATCACGATTTGGCAACAGTAATCGGTGATAAGTATGGCGAATTAACGAGAGATATTTATGGTGTTTCGGGACAGGTTGCACAAGTTTTGGCAAACCAAAATCAATGTTGCTGTGATACAAAAATGTTGATTGCAGAAACAGCATCACAGAATCGCTATGACGCTCTGAAGAATACTAACGACATCAACGCTGTTACTATTGGACAGACACAGAAGATTCTTGACGTTTTGAGTCAGAACAAGATTGAGGCTTTACAAGGCAAAGTGGCACAGCTTGAGTTGGCAAATCAACTTTCAGGTGTAGTCCGTTATCCTAACGGTTGGACATACAATGCTGGACAAGCTCCGTTCTGCAACGGTTGCGGTTGTATGGGTTAATAATATCGGGCGGAGTTTAACCGCTCCGCTCTTGATTTAAGGAGAAAAGATATGGTTTGTAATTGTAATTGTCCATATAAACACGTTTCAACTGCCCTGACTGCGGCTGGTGTGTTAACTGTAACAAATGATACAAATGTTGGAGATTTTGATAAATTTTGTTTAATCCTGACAATTAATCCGAATAGCATTATAACTACTGCTCCAGTTGATTATACTGTAACAATCAACGGAACTGCCGTGCCTATTTGGGATAAGTGGGGTTATCCGATAACTACCGACAGGCTATGCACAAGGAAATGCTATGTTGGCAGATATATTGACTCTGCTACACCGCACATAACTCTTACTAACGCTTTGAGCAACAATGCCGCAAATGGTGTTTTAGGGGGTTAAAAATGACATACGAAGACATAAAAAAGATGCACGAGCGTATCTATAATGGCTTGGATATGGTGGCAGAAAAAGCCGAGAAAATCGGTAGAGAAAAATCAGAATGGAGTTTATGCGAACTTGGACAGATAGCAGACATAGAAAAGGATATGGCAAAAACCTTGAAAAGTCTAGTGAAAATCCACATAATGACAAGCGAACATTCGGTAGAAAAATATTAAAGAGAGGCGGTGTAAAAACCGCCTTGACTTTTTTAAAATGAAAGGTAAGATATTATGAGAAAGGATAAAGTTATGTCAAAGGCGGCAACTGTGCTTGATACAATCAAAAAGACTAAGGACAAAGGCGGTATGACAGATTCTCAAATTGCTTTAGCAGAGGCACAATCAGAGGATTATGCGGATATGAAACGAGAGATACAAGAACTCAAGACAGATGTTGGAGATGTCAAAAAAGAAGTATCTGATGTTAAGAACGGATTATCTGAAATTAAAGGAAGTTTAAATATCCTGCTGAACGAAAAGAAATTAACCGACAATAAATATTTTTGGATTTGTATAATTATTGTAATGATGTTGCTTGCAGGTGTAACTCATCTTTCTGAAATTGCTACATTATTTGGTGGTTAATATGACAAAGATTAAAAAGTTAGAAGGTATGTAAGGTATTATGCGAATAAGAACAATATAACACAGCAACAGGCATTTGATTTGATAATAAAAGGGACAATAAAGATAAGGAGAAGAAAATGATGAATTTGCTATATTGTATGTGTTGCTCGATTGCTTTCCGCATAAGAGGCGGTTTGAGGATACCATTTACTGACAAGAAATTTCCTTTATGTAAATGGTATTTTGCTATCTGGTTTGCTTGTTTGGCTTGTATCTTAAAGGGTTGGACTTTGAGATATTGGCTTGTGATGTTCGTAGCGGCAAGAGCATCGACAATGCTTTGCGGTTGGGGTGAATATAAAGGATGTGCGCTCGGCATTGGCAAGCCGAATAAAGACCGCTACGATATGTATGAGGTAGATGAGTTCATTGACAACTTTGAGTTTAAGGGATGGAAGTTGATTGACCATCCTATTCTGTTTGGCATTGTCGGTATGACAGCAAGGGGGTTATACTTGACCTTTATAATCGGGTTGGCTTTGAACTCTATACCTTATATGTTATGTGGTGCTTGGTGGGGCTTAGAGTGCTATTTTTGCGGATTGTTCGCAAGGAAAGTCCTAAAAAAGACCGACAAAACCGGTTGGAATATAGACGAGTGGTGTTATGGCTTTTGGTTAGGGTTGATGTTATGTTTGCTTGGATAACAAAAATGTTTAAGAAAGATGAAGAAGTGTTACCAGATTTACTCTACTTGATAAAAAAACACGAGGAGTGCAGATTAACTGCTTATCCCGATCCTGCGACTGGTGGCAAACCTTTCACTATCGGCTGGGGAACGACTTTTTATCCTGACGGCTCACGAGTTAAAAAAGGCGACAAGATAACACAACAACAAGCTGACAATCTTTTGCAATGGTATTGTGTCGAGCATATCAAACTTCCCAAAGGACAATTTACGGTTAATCAAAAGATAGCATTGTATAGCGTTATCTATAATACGGGCTTAGCGAACTTTAATCGCTCAAAGTGCAAAAAAGCTATAGAATCACAAGATTGGGAAACGGCTTTTAAGGAATGGAATTGGATAAAAGCTAACGGTAAAAAACTTAAAGGGCTTGTCCGCAGACGAAATGATGAAAAAACATTATTTTTTGAAGGTTTAATATGAAAACAGTTGTAACATTATGGCTGATAACGGCGTTTTTAGCGGTGCTAGGGTGGCAAATTGCTATCAACAGGGGTGACACTATTGACCAGTTGAAAATCTCTCTTAAACAATGCGAAAGGAGAATAGATGAAGATAACGAATACATCAAAGCCAAAGATAAAGCCGCAATGGCGGATTCAAAGACAATCGGAGAATTACGAGAAAAAATTAAACAAGCTCCTAGCGTATGTGATTGCTACCATTCTAGGGCTGACAATGCTGTTCTTAACATCTTGCACAACCACCACCGAAAAGCCAAATAGAGAAGTATTAAGAGAAAACTGCTTGATGACTACCGACACTTGGGGTTCTATTGCCGAGTGTGCTATTAAACTGGACACACAACAGGATTTGTTAATAAAAACCCTCAACCAATAGTCGTTGAGGGTTCTCAGTTATACACGGTTTTCGAACATCGTATCAGTTTTAAATAAGAATTATTTTAGGTCTATATAATACCACTTGAGGAGAGATTGTCAAGATGAAAATTTTTGTAGATGCAAGTTTAGACGAAAAGCGTGGGGTTGCAGGAATCGGTTTGTTTGTGAAACGAGGTGCAAGCAGTCGGGCAATTTCAAACTGGTATAAAACAGATGACGTGAACGAAGCCGAACTTTGGGGAATTTACCAAGCATCTATACTAGGACACGGAAAAGATTGCACAATATATACGGACTCTATGACTGCCCTTGCTTATGTTAATCGAGAAGTTAAAGACAAGCCTAGAACAGTT